ATCAGCATGGTTTTTTGATTCTATAATTTTTATTACGACTGTTTATATAAAGGTATACAACAAATTTGGCAACCAATATTAAAGGCATTAATAATTAATACTTTTAAAGAGAATGAGAATTTAGTGAACTTCAACGAACAAGAATAGAATACACCATATAGCCTAAACTTCGGCGTAAAAGCTATAGCTCTGCTAGGGCAAACTCCTTTTGACAAAGAAGTTAAAGAATGATTATATATAGAGTAGAGTATTTATTCGAATATAAGACTGGCAATATTGCTTTTGAAGATTTACTAATAATTTCTTTTAAAGAAAATGTGGAGGATGTAATTATGAGTTATATAAATAGCTTATCTGCTTCATCATCCACCTATAGTGTTAATAGAAAATTAGACATAAAATCCGGTATTATTGAACTCAATAAAATAAAAATAAGAATCAATGAAGGAGATAGCTTACAAAGGATTTGTAATAAAATAAATAGCAAAACATCACTTCATGGAGTTACCGCTAAACTTGCTAAAGAACGCGGTCACACCGTGATCTCTCTTTCATCTTCAAAACAAATTGATATTTTAGATCGTAATAACATTCTAAATAATATTGGCATGCGGATTAGAGCGAATTTGGCAAGAAATTCTCTAGTTGACGGACTAATATTAACCTTTTTGGCAGAGCATAAAAAAGCATCGCCTAGATATATAGTACAACCCTACCAAATTTGCGAAGCACCAATTAATAATCTACCTGAGGTATTTGCAATTCAAGAAGAAGTTAACAGGTTTGAAGGGCTTGCAGGATTATTTAATGAAGCTGCCGACGGTAGCGTTAATAATTCTTCTGTTTTAGACAGTGATCATATAATAAATGATAGTTTTGTATCCGAGCAAGAGCAAATAGGTGATGAAGGTAATAATGTAGATCCGCTTTTTGATTTGAGAAGCACTGATTTACAGATTCCGGTTATCCAAGAAATGATTAGAAATAATGAGAATAATCATTTAGAAGAAGCTAAGGAGGATGCAATTATTCAGGTTAAATCAAAGCAACCTATAAAGCAACTAAAGGTATTACATAAGAAAGGAGCTAATTCTTTCGATGAATATAAAGGACTTAAGGGAGCACAAAAAATAGAGTTCTTTAAGAATGTAAAAGATTTCTTACGGGAAAAAGCTGTTTCCCTTCAAGATGAAAAAGCTCCAAAATATACTATAGAGATGATTACTAAAGCAAAAAGCGCAGCAGATCTTTTCTATATGTACGATAAGGCCTCTCCGGTAAAAAATAACAAAAGTAATTGGAAATACTGAAGTATCCTAATATAGAGTGTGGATTTAATTAAACGATTGACTAAAAATACATTTTAATTTAAACTAACACTAAGTTCGAGTGAAAGCTCTGTCATGGCTAGACAATAAAAGGTCGAAGTGAGAACTTCCTAAGTTTGTACGGTTTCCTTTCTAAAAACTGTAGAAGATGTCATGGCTAGACAGTAAAAGGTCGAAGCGAAAGCTTCCTAGGTTGTTAATTTTCCTTGAAATTATCATTTACAGAAAAATGTCGTACGAGACACAAAATCGTTATTATTAATATTTAATGGAGAGATTGCCATGTCAAATGGAATCAACGCTCCTCAAGGTTTGCAAATTGTTGAATCGGCAATTGGCAACGGAGGAACGCAAAAATTAAAACCGTACCTTATTTATGCAAGTGCTGACGGTCTAACTACTCAACCGAACTCTATTTTTAGCGGAGATCCAGTAAAATGGGTTAGTAATCCAGGGGTAGCAGCTATGGTTGGTACAATAGCCCCAGAATATCTATCACCGCCTGCAAATCGTACTGCTGCTGCCGGTATTGCTACCGCTGCGGCAGATGCTTTCCTAGGTGTTTTTGTATCATGTACTTATATAAGTGCGCAAACTAAGTTACTTACCGACTCAAATTATTGGCCTGGAGGTACAATTGTTATGCCGGGTACTCCTATTACGGCGTACGTGAATGATGATCCGATGGCTATATTTAGCATACAAATATCCAGCTCAGTAGCTAATGCAGCCGGCATTAGATTTTTAAACACAAGCTCAGGATTAAATGCCAATCTCGGTGTAGCAGGTATTAATTTTACCGATCCTGTTTTAGCGTTAACTCAAAATCCTAGTACCGGTAATACTAGGAATGGTATATCGGCTTATTATCTTGACGCCTCTACTATTGCCGCTACTGCAACTTTAGACATGAAAATAATCGGTCTTGCGCCGAGTGTAAATCCGAATTCAAACCCAACCGGTTTAATTCCAGGTGTAAATATGCCGTTTGTGGATGTTTTGGTTAAGTTCAATAAACACGTATACGGCTCTGTCGGTGTTGCCGGCCCTACTGCTGGTGCTTAAGCTTTGGAGCTAAACAAATAAGGCGATTAGTAATACTGGAAATATCCCAGTATTACTTAAGACGAAAATGATGTGCAGTAGTAAATTATTAAAAAAGAAAATTAAATAAGGAATATATTATGTCAATTATAACCACCGGTGATATACCCTCTCTGCTAAGACCCGGTCTTGATGAAGTAGGTGTAGATTATGCCAGATACAAAGGAGAATATGCCAAAGTTTTTGAAAAATTTAAGTCTTTTAAAAATGAAGAGATTGATGTTGATATCAAAAATACTGGCTACGCTTTAGAGAAGAGGCAAGGTTCGCCGATAGAAATGGATAGTATGGGTCAAAGATTCATCTATCAATTTATTCATCGTGAATTTGCTTTAGGTTTTCAAATTACAAACATAGCTATAGAAGATGATCTCTATGTAGGTAAATTCTATAACGGTACAAAATCGCTGACTACTTCTTACGAGCAAACTAGAGAAGTTATGGCAATGAACGTCTTTAATCAGGCCTTCAATACTGCCGTGCCTATCGGGGACGGTAAGTCTTTATGCTCAAATGCTCATCCTTATGACGGCGGTACATATAGTAATTTAGTCGGTGATAACGTTACTGCAGTTGATTTTAGTGAAGCTGGTGTTGAGCAGGCGATAATTTTAGCCGGTAGGCTAAAGGATCAAGCAGGGTTATTAATAAATGCTTCTATAGAAACATTATTGCTACCGCAAGACTTAATGTTTTCAGGTTGTAGATTACTTGAGAGTGTTTTTAGAACGGGCACTGCGAATAATGATATTAATGCTATATATAATATGAACGCAATCCCGCAAGGTTATATATACAACCACTATTTAACGAACCCTAGCACTTGGTTTGGTTTAACTAATATTAAAAATACCCGTAAACATTTTGAACGTAGACCGTTAAAAATCAACGTATCTACCGATCCGGTTACCGGAACAATGTCGGTTTTGTCATCCGGTCGTTATTCATTCGGAGTATTTACGCCAAACGGCGTGATCGGTGGTGGAAGCATAGCGGCATAATTTTTTAAAATAAAAGGATTATATGCAAGATAAAATTATTTTAATAGAAAAAGATATACAAGCCGTAAAAGACACTCACGGGGCGTTGGTAAAATATTTACAGGAAAGCGTAACGTCGATTGAGAAGTTAACTTTAGAGAAGGAAAAAACCGCTCAATTACTAGCTATAAAAGCCGGTGAGTTTCAAGCTTTGAATCGGGTACTAGAAGTGTTAAAGACAGAAGAATTAAAAGTAGAATTGGATAGCGTAGGAAATTAATGTCTCAGTCTTATGAATATATATTTCCGGTCGCAAAGAACAATGGAGTAGCATTAACACAAACTCCGGTAACCGGTACTAATCTTAGATTAAATGGATCGTATACAAATAGTGTAACCGGTATAGTTAATCTTGGATTTAGTAGCGTGCTAAGTACGACATCTGCCGGAGCAGATTTAAGTGCTGTTACCTTCAACGTAACCGGTAGTCAAAACGGTGTTAACGTAACAGATGCTATCAAAGGAGGAGCGATAGGTGCTACTGTTACTGGGGCGCAATATTTTAACGTTATAACTTCTATAAGCGTTGCCGGAGTAGTACCGGGCGGTGGAACGGTTTCTATCGGTACGGCCGGAACGGCAGGATTTTTGCCGTTAATTATATTAAATACAGAAAAAGGACTGAGCGATGTTGGTTATGCATTACAGTTTATAGGTGCTGCTAATAGTACTGCAACCGTATATCAATCGCTAGGAAATAGTATAAGTAGTGGCCAAACTTATTCGCAATTAATAGCGAATAAGTTAATGATGCCGATAACTGAGGTTGCAAACGGAGCAGTGACAATACCGAGCATACTACAAATGAAAAGTATTTGTAAAAATATTTTGGTCAATGTGACCAATAACCAGAGTGTATTATTAACGATGCGATTTTTGCAATTATAAAAAATAGGCAATTCCAATGCGTGGCAAGAAAGAATTTACGAAGCACCAATTAGATAATAGTAAATAAATAATTATGGTAGGAATTAAACAATTCATATGCCGATTTCATCAGGAAGTTATAATTTTCAAAGTATTACTGCTGAGCTTATCATTAGAGAGGCTTATGAACGTATCGGCATACTAGGTGATTTCACAACTGCACAGCAACTGGATTCTGCAACTCGTTCCTTAAACTTTCTACTTAGTGATTGGTCTAATCGTAATGTTAATCTTTGGACGTTAGATACTTTTTTTATTGGGCTAAAACCTGGTGTAAATTCTTATCTATTACCGAGCCAAAGGCAAAACATTATTCAAGCGGAACTTAGAACTTCTATTAGGCAATTATTAGGCAGTGCATTTTCATCTTCAGGAGTTGCAGCTAATGCTTTTGATGCTGATCCTAAAACAGCTTGTATTGAAACTGATCAGAACGGAGATATCGGTTATGGGTATGGTGCTAATAGTCCTCAAATAATAACTTTTGTCGGCATCACTTCCAATATTGACGTGGATTACACCATTAGCATTCAAGGCTCTAATACCGCACTTGAAGATGATTGGGATATATTAAGAGAATTAGGGAAATTATCTTTTATTAAAGGAGTAAATCAATGGTTTAACATTGATAATATATTACCTTATCAATTTTATCGGATACAAGAGACGGGCGGCGGAATACTTAATATTCAGGAAATATATTTTAATAACTTTATTACCGATACTACGATGACGGAAGTAAGTAGATATGAGTATCTTACTTATCCTAAAAAGAACATGTTAGGTCGTCCTACCGTGTACTACGTAAACTATCAAATAGATCCTATTATAACTATCTGGCAAACTCCGAGCCTTATATATAATTGTATGTTTTACTCTGTTCAACAAATGATACAGACAGTAAATTCTTATACCGAATCAATCAATGTTCAGAGCTCATTTTATCAGCCGCTTGTATACGGCTTGGCGGAAATGTTAGCTATTAAGTATGCACCAGATAAAGTTCAAATGATGAGCGATAAATACGAACAATCAATGCAATTAGCGATAGTCAAAGATTCCGTAGAAGTGCCTCTAACATTGGGGGTGTATGGCAACTAGCATAAGTAGAATTAATAGCATGCGTGGGTCTTATGTAAGAAAAGACTCAAGCGAACCGGTCGGTGTTTGTGATTTCTCCGGTTTTTGGTTTAGCCAAAGCGACTTGGTTAAGCAAATGGAATATCGTGGCAATTCTTTAGTATGGACGGGTTTTATGGTAGGGAGGCCGTTTGTAGATATACCTAACCAACAAGCAAGACCACCACTGGTCAAAGCTGATCCTAAAGTAGTGATAAACCCAAGGCCGATGGGATTAGAGCTTGAGAGTGGTTTACCTGCTCCAGATAGTACAATTGCTTTAAGCGAACTTAATAATATTGTATATACGAATCCACCAAGCGTACCGAAAAACTTGCCTACATTAGCTGGCCGGGACGTATCTAAAATAACGCCCGATGAAAGACTAGCTATCTTGCATGGATTACCTTGGGTTCAAACATGAGCAACTTTAATCCTAATTTTGATAGAGAGAAATTTGCATTTTTAGAGTTGGCCAATAGAGGCGAGGGTCTGTCTCCTATTAATTATATGTATGCTAAAGATATTAGCTGTGAGAGCCTTATAGCTCCTATTATCAATGGTGGTACTGCGGAGCTTTACACAATATATAGTAGCGGAGTTTATGTAGAGGATATAGTCCAATCAAAAGATGTTCAAACGGATACTTTAGAAGCAAGACTCGGAACAATTACAACGGTAAATTCTACTACTATTAATACTGATACGTTAAATAGTTTAACGGGTAATATCACGACAATTAACTCTAGCAATATTACCAACAGCGAAGATATTATAACTAATCTACTAAAATGGAGTAATCCGGATAATGAGTATTATGTTGCCTTTAAAGCCGGCGAATTGACGAAAAGCACGACTTGGAGTTTACCCTTAGAAGACGGCACGGACGGACAAATACTCTCGACAAACGGTGAGGCTATTCTTTCATTTATTGATATAACAACTGCAGGTGCAGCTCCGAAAGATGCTCAGTACGTACTGAATCAACCTAACGAGAATTTAGCAAATGCTCAAGCTCTTAGTGAATTACTAGGCGGAATATTAAAAAGCGCACCTCTTACCGGAGTTATCAGCATCGCTACACCGGACGTTGATTATGCGACAGTCGCTACACTAGAAGAACTTGCCGCCGAAGCAGCAGCATCTGCAGAAGAAGCTACGGCAGCTGCTACAGAGGCTACAGCTGCAGCAGGAGAAGCTACGGCGGCGGCAGCAGAGGCAAGTTTATCTGCTACAGGAGCTGGAGTATCTGCTCTTGCGGCGGCAGCTTCTGCTTTAGCTGCGGGTGGTTCAGCTAGTAGCGCGTCTTCATCAGCATCTGACGCTAGTGACTCGGCAGATAACGCCAGTTCTAGTGCAACTGAGGCTCAAAATTACTTGAATACTTTATTAACCACGGGAATTACTCTACAAGGCGATATTAGTGGAAGTGGAGTTTTGAGTAGTCCGATAACAACTAGTTTTATACCAAACCCTGTTTTTCATGGAAATGGATCAATGACGATGCCTTTTGGTAATACCACTCAAAGACCTAGTGCTCTAACACCTGGAATGATCAGGTTTAACACTTCACTTTGATTTTATGATAAAATTTTATTAATTAATTATAGGAGAATAAAAATGATTGATGAGTTAAATGAAAAGAATTTAAAAGCCCCGCTTCCTTCATCGTCCGGAAAACCAGAAATTACCGATGGAGTAAACTGGTTTACTTTAGCTACTGAAAACTGGGTTCAAAATACTATATCTAATGTACCTGCATGTTTAGTAGCAACAACAGCTAATTTAACTGCTACTTATACTAACGGCACTAGCGGTGTCGGAGCAACTTTAACTAACTCAGGAACACAAGCAGCTCTTGTTATTGATGGAGTAACTTTAGCCGTGGGAAATAGAGTTTTAGTTAAAGATCAGACTGCCGGTTTACAAAATGGTATATACACAGTAACTAATATTGGTGGAACTACTATAAATTGGGTGTTAACAAGAGCTAGTGACTTTGATTCAGCTTCCCAAATGGTAAGAGGTAAAACAATTGATGTGATTAGCGGTACGATAAATAGTGTCAGCTCATGGATGTTAACCTCAAGTATTACGACTGTCGGTACTGATTCAATTACTTTTGCAAGACTTGCAAAAAGTGGATTAGACAACATTTTAGGAACTACAAACCAAATTACGGTTACAATTGCCAACAACGTAGCAACCTTAAGCATTGCTACTAATCCAGCCTTACCCGGTAATGCCGGTGTAACCATTCCTATTGGTACTACAGCTCAAAGACCATCTACACCAACTGCAGGAACTTTAAGGTTTAATACGAGTTTATAGAAATTATATTAAACAAGGTTAATTATTGTGAAGCTTGAGTTTTTTGACGGTATTAGTTGGTATAGTGTTGCAAGTGAAAATTTTGTTAATACTAGGGTGTTTGATATTAATTCAAATACTAGTG